AACCGGAACCTCCAGTTATTCCTTCAACAGATCCCCAGCGTTGGCCCATGATTCCAGGGGGACCAACCCCCCCTACCGTGCCAGGAACAGGTCAAAGATATCCCTTGGCGACAATCCAAAATGATTCTTTGATTGCCGCCACATATCCTAGAGATCCTAAATGGATGAGAGAAATTGATAAAATGTATACAAGAAACAAGAATAACCCTATTCCCCCGGAGATCCATTGAAGGATGACGGAATGAGAGACACCTGGAGTGGCCCCCCTGTTCCCAAAGCAAGTCGGCAAGAAGAAATTTACCAGCAAGCAATTGCCAAGGCATTACCCGGCTCCGATGAAAAACGCCAATTAGAAACTTTTCAATCAGAATACGATCCACAAAAAACAAAAGAAAACTTTGATCCCCAGAAAGCCAGAGAAGCTGTTCAAGCTGCAAGTAATTACAGGGTTGGCAGTAGTAACTCAGATCCCTTTAGGCAATCAGCCTTTGCTTAAAGTCTGGTATCATTTAACTACTTATTAAACTATTAATGCCTTCACATCTTCATCTTGCTTATCGACGTAACGCCCAAGCTGCCATCAAGAAGCATAAGGTTCGTCGTAATTCAGATGAAGATTTACTAGAGAAGGCTAGGGAAAATTTTGGGTATTTTTGTGAATATGTAGCAGACAAACCACCTGCGAGTCACCATAAAGATTGGCATAAACAATTAATAACAAACGAAGACACTGATTGCCTTATAAAAATTGCTGGACCAAACATTGATCTACTTGGTCCCAGGGGTTCCGCTAAAAGCACTGTACTGGGCTTGTTTACCGCCTGGGCTATAGGTATCCATACTACCGCGCAAAAGCCCTTACAGATCCTCTACCTGTCCTATACGGTTGATATTGCAAGGTCCAAGTCTGCCACGATTAAAAGAATTATTGAAAGTACAAAATATCAAAAAGTATTTCCTAAAGTACGTTTACTTAAAAACGTAACAAGCAATGAGTATTGGTCTATTGATCATAAATTTGCAGGTATTGATACAACTGGTGAGGAACAATTTACTCTTTGCGCTGCAGGCTTGAAAGGTTCAGTTACCTCAAAGCGATCTCATTTGTGTATAATCGACGACCCGATCAAAAGTAGTACAGACATATCAAATCCTGACATCAGAAAAATGATGCAGGATAACTGGAATGCCGTGATTGCACCAACTATGTTTGAGGGTGGGAGAGCGATTTGCCTTGGTACCAGATTCAGACATGATGACATTCACGCCACAACATTTAATCCACAAAATAACTGGATGCAGATTGTTTTGTCAGCAATTCAAAACAATGAGATAACAGGAGAGGAGGAATCGTATTGGCCTGAAATGTGGTCATTAGATTACCTAAAAGAAAAGAAACGGCAAGCACCTATTGCCTTTAGTTTTCAATACATGAATCAAATTGTCAGGCAGAATGAACTGTCCATGGCACCGGAACTTATTGTTAAAGCTGAAATTGCAACAGAATTTGATACTCTTGGCATAGGTGTTGATCTATCGGCTGGTACAAAAGAAAAGAATGATTACACCGTATTTGTTCTTGGTGGACGCATTGGAGATAAAATTCACATCATTGATTACAGGCGAATGCGAGTCATGGGAAACCTAGAAAAACTTGACGCATTAAAAGAGCTTTTACATGATTGGTCTGTTATTGGTAAAGATGCAAACGAAAACTACTTCCCTACCTTCTCGACTTGCGATATTTATTCAGAAGCCGTTGCTTATCAAGCGTCTCTTGAAGCAGACTTTAAACGTATTTGTTTAAATAACGAAAACTCTATATAATTTAATCTGGCATGCAGTTAAGGGTTTTAGGGCCGATAAACTTGCCAGGTTTAGGGGTGTTATGGGTTTATTTGAAGATCGAAAAATTATTTTCAATCGCTATCGCAATTTCACCACCTTATTTGAAGAGTTGACTAATTTTGGTGTCAGTTCTCACGACGACTGTGTAGATGCTTTGGTGTGGCTTATAAATGGTTTGATGAAACGCGGAAAAATTCAGGTTGATTACTAAACGCTAGAATAAAGAAAAGAAAAATTGTTGCCGTGGGACCAGAGTACATTGCTTTGGTTTTGACTTGTCTTGTCAGCGCCGTAAGCGGTGGTGGCTGGGTTGCTTCAAAGGTGATGGCTCGTTTTCATGAGCGCTTTCACCAAACTCATCAACGTTTAAGAGATTCAGAAATGAGACTCCACGAAGTTGAAGAGCAAGTCAAACGAATGCCAATTGAATATTGTTTTAAAGGTTGATTTCCTTAGGGAAATTCAACAAATGCATGATCTATTTTTAAGGAGATCAATACTAAACTGGATAGAATGATTGAAAAATTACTGCGATGACTGACTACATCGTCGAAGTACAAGAAAGCGAAACTGGTGATCTCTTTATTGAGTTACCGGATGATCTTATTGATACCCTTGGCTGGCAGGTTGGTGACGTTCTTGATTGGGCGCTTTAAAAAGGGAGAATGGTATTATACTTACTAAGCTTAGTGAAGGATCAAGATTTGATCCTACAGAATGATTGATAGACCTGGCCCTGTAGTTGTCACTGGTTGCCAGCGAAGCGGGACAATGCTTGCTGCACAGGTGATCGCATCAGGATTGGGCTATGGTTTCCTGGAAGAATTTGATGTATTACCGCAAGCCGGTGGCCTTTCAATATTTGGTTATTTAAACGATAACAAAATTTCTGATGTTGTAATTCAAGCTCCATTTGCAGTACAAATTTATAAACAAATTCTGTCTGTTGCGCCAACCACTCATTTTGTTGGTGTAGTTAGGCCCAGGCAAGAAATTCTTGCAAGCATGAAACGAATAGAATGGTGCAAAGAAGATCATGAAGACTGGGAAGCTTCTTTTGCAAAACCACATCGACAAGATGTTATCCCTGTGGTCACAACTAAAGGAAAGGATGTATGCCCTTCATCGTGGACTGAATTAAAATATGAGGATTTAAAAGGGCATCCGTTTTTTGTTGATCAAAATAATCGTCAAGCTTTTACAGTAAAACAATGGAAGCCAAATCAACCTTGTAATTTTAAAACCTGGAGCAACAATAAGAAATGTATTGAGGATAGAATGAAAGAAAATATAAATACTTAAAATGTTTGGTATTCAGGGTGGTTTTTTGGGTAATGCTGCAGGCATGATTCGGGATATCTCAGTACCAGGGGAATTAACAGGTATTAACCCTATGACTGAATCTTATTCTCAGAACATGGGTAATACTACTGGCCCTCTTGTTGCCGGACTTGGCGCAATGCCACCTCGAATGGTTGCCGGAAGTCCTAGTTTTGAGGTTCCAGGGGGCGGAGCAGTGGAGAAACCGCTATTGCCAAATATGCCCGAGTTAAAGCAAAAAGGCAGGCGTGATCCAAGTCTTCCTCCTGAAGAAGATATTCCTTTTTCTCTTCCTCGGGCAATGATGCCTGGTGCAGCCGGGAATTTTGCAGGAATGGTGGCTCAGTTGCCAGGGGGTCTGCAGGGTCCTGCACAAGGTCCAAAACACCCCGGTGCGTAATTATCCAGGTATGGGTTACGGCCCTTATGGTCCCGGTGGTGGTGGCTTACCCCCTACACCGATTCCCCCTCAAGCCGCTGGTTTTGATCGTAAGTTTGTTTCATAATGCCACAAGACGACAGTAAATATACAAAACCAGAACTGCGTGAACGGATTAAAAGACCGTATCATGGCAGGAAGCCGTGGCGGCAAAAAAGGCGAGTGGAGTGCCAGGAAGGCCCAGCTCCTTGCGTCTGAATACAAGGAAGCAGGTGGTGGATATAAAGGCGGTAAAGGAGAAAAACAGAAGTCATTGAGCAAATGGTCTAAGGAAAAATGGATGACCAAAGATGAGTATGAGAAACGAAGGAAGGCTAAGTCTGTTGCCAAGAAATATAAAGATTCTAAATAAACGTACTTTATTAGAAATGTGAGTAATGGCAGACAAAAGCAATTCAAAAAGGATATACCAAACGCTACCTCCCAGAGAAGGCCTGGGCCTCATTGTCAAAAGATGAGAGGGAAGAAACTGATCGCAAGAAACGAGAGGGTAGCAGGAAAGGAAAACAATTTATCCCAAATACAGAACGTGCTAGAAAGGCAGGTAAAGCTGCAAGACGTTACCAAAAAAGCAAATGAAAACAAAAAAATTACTTAAAAAAGCACTCAAAGCACCCTGAGCTGCACACAGAAGCCGAGCTGATTTACTTTCAAAAGCACCTGGATACTAAAAAAACAAGACCAAATCTGACTAAGATGTAACAAAGAAAAAAAGAGACAATAGTTAATAGTCCACTAAGTGACCAAGGCTCGCCTGAAAGAATTATTGACGCTTACATCGAACGAGATGGCAGCGCAGGT